GTTGTAACGCTGGCGGCGGTCTTCAATGCCGTTCTGACCGCCATTAATAATCTGCGTGACGCGGGCCAGGTCGCCGGAATAAAGCAGGCATCCGCTGGTGGCAAAGAACCATGCCGCTGAACGCGCCGCGTTAACGTCCTGCTCCAGCAGCTCAGGGTTGGTGACCAGGTCGAGTTTCAGCGCGGTACCGCATTTGGTGTAATTTGCCTGGCCGGTGATCTGAATCAGGCCACGACCGCGATATTTCCAGCCGTCGCCCGCCGCTTTGTTGCCCACGCGTTTGCTGTAAACCAGATTGGCAATGGCGCGCTGACGTTCCAGCGGTAACACCTTTTCATATGAGCGGCGGCCCAGCGCATTTCCCTGGTCCTGAGTAAGCCGACCGGCACGAACAAAACTCGCGAGGCCCGCCACGCTGTAATTCATGCTTTCCACCAGCCGGGTGAAGCCAACAGATTCATGCCCTGTCTGCGCGATAAACATCGCCTGGTCTGTCGGCGCGGTGATGCCGAATTCTTTCATCGCCGAATCGATGTGTGGAAACCAGCGCGCAGCTAATCCGGCGCTTATACCAGCCGCCTGCTGAAATTGTGATTGCTTCATTCAGACCTCAGGACATAGAAGAGCCGCGCCACATTCCCCCGTGCCCTGAACACGGCGGCGCAGATAATCAGGTTGATTGTCACGGTTGCCCAGTGGGTATGCAGGTAGGAGTCAAACAGGTACCGGAAAGGTACCGATGCATACGCGATAATAATCAGGTAGGCCAGCCATGACGCCCACGGGTTATGCCGCCCGCCTGGCTTACGGAACATCATCAGGCGCAGAACAATGGCGGCGCAGGCCACCACGTTCGTCACCACCAGCGGATCGTTAGTTACCATTGGTTCCCCCTCTCCAGCGTGCCAGCAGCTTTAGCGGGTCCTGTTCACTGAAAAACGTCAGCGTCTTGATGGCGACGGCAGACAGCATTACCGCGCCGAGAGCATCCAGTGGCTTGTCTGCGTAGCCGGTTATGCTCGCCAGCCACGAACCCACCAGCCCGGAGCCATATACGCCAGCGAAATACGACACGACGAAATACGCGGAACGACGAAAAATCGTCAGGTCGGCAGCGGTGGCCACATAGAAAACAGCTCCGGCAAACGCGCCGAACACAACGCCGTAATCAGTGCCGGTAAGCAGGCCAAAAATGCTTGCGCCGGTCAGTGCACTACCACCAGCTAAAGTAGTGCCGGAAACAGGATCGGACATTACGCCCCCTCGTTAGTGGTGAGTCCTCTCAGGAATGAGGGGAAATAAAAAAAGGCCCACCGAAGTGGGCCCTGATGCGGATGCCATTCCGCTGCGTTGGCGTTGGTATAAGGCATGAGCCGAATAAGCGAATTAATCGGCTCATTTATTGATGAGAACATTGCAGAAGGCCATAGCGTGAACATCACTGGTGAAAGCAGGATGAACAGAGGCTATGGCTCAATATGGTGCTGGTTAACGGACTTGAACCGCTACCCATTCGCTTACAAGGCGACCGCTCTACCATTGGAGCTAAACCAGCAAAATTGGCGGGACAGGAAGGATTCGAACCTTCGACCATTCGGTTAACAGCCGAACGCACAACCGCTGTGCTTCTGACCCGAAAATAAAAAAGCCCAAGGCGTTAACCTCGGGCTCTAAATCTGTTTACTGCCAGTGCGTAGAACATTGGCACGATATCAAATTAGTCTCAATATTGGCCCATTTAGTTCATTTATGCAATACCTTGCTGATAATTAGTTGCCTTTTGTTGTGAACGTGATCGCGAAACCTGAATCAGAGACTGCGAATCTAGGCGTTTAAATATGCTTACCATGCACTCCCAGTGCTCAACGTAGTTCTGGGACCAGTTGGACTTAGTAACACCAACGAGCGCGGCGAGGTCTGCATATTGATAAGGATCGCTACCTGACAGGGTAGCTTTAGTGTCCTGCGCAGCAAGCCAGATTAGCGCTTTCAGTCTTTCCAGCGTTTTCCCGGCAATCTTTCGCGCGCCCAGTTGCGCACTAAACTCTACCCAGGCCCACCGGGTGATCGCCACCTGGTATTCAAACCGCATGTTTTCGCTGTAGCTCCATAACAGCCAGGCCTTTTGATGCTCATCCATACTCATCACCGCGCGGCGCCATGATGCTGTGGAATACTCTACCGGCTGAACCAGCGCTATAGATGAGCCTTTCGCCCTGCTCTGTTGTCCTGGAACGGGATCGCCGGTAAGCGTGATCATCTTCCCGGTTACCTCATCCCGAACGCGCAGGCGTTTACGCTTCAGTCGATTTGTGTCGAATTGAGCGTTCTCGGTCCACGCTACAAGTTGCCCCTTTGTCGCGCCGCTCAGATCGGCGGTTGCGGTCATTAACTCCTGACGAACATACTGCAAATATTGCTGAGTCATACCGCCACTCCTGTTCTGGCTTTACGTCGTTTCTCGTCGTTTTTGATGATTCGCTCTATCAGTTCATCCTGGGTTTTCCGTATCGGCAACAGGCCCAGAGCGCGTTTAACAGACCATTGCTGGTATCTGGTTATATCCTCGCGGGTCATAATTTCCCTTCCCTGCTGACGTACCAGTCAGTAATCAGCAGGACAGTCAGCATGGCTACATAACCGAGCTGGTAGATTTGGTAGGTAGTCATGCGGCCTCCTGCTGTTTTAGTGCTTTGAGTTTTTCTCGGTACTCATCACGGATACGTATGTAATCGTCACGACCCCACTTCGGCATTTCATGCGGACCCATCAATACGTCAAAGCGCTCCTGGCCGATTTTGGCGATTAGCGCCGGACGGTAGGCAGTCAGGTTGCCGGAGAGGTGGTTATTACAGACCGAACACTGCTTATGGCAGTTGTCTTCGTCAAAGCGCAGCTCCGGATTCGCGCCGGTCGTGCGGAAATGCCCGGCATGATATTGCCCGTCGTGATGCCGCCCGCAGCTGATACAAGGGAGATGTCGATCGCGGTACCGGATGAATTCGTTAAAAGCCTGCTGGGCCTGTTTGATGAAATAGCTGAGCGGCTTAACTGCCTGTCGCCGTTCCGCCTGGCGTGCCCGCTGCTCTTTCTCCTCTTCGCGCTGGCGCTTCTTCTCAGCACGCATAGCGTCGGCCTGGTTCTTTGCGGTCTGCTCTTTGCCTACAGCGCTTGCGCATTCGTAGCAGCAAACAACCTGCCCATCACGTACCGGTTGAAACCACTCCCTGCAGTGGATGCATTTTCGACGAGGTTTTTTAGCCATATTCACCCCGCAAAATTCATCAGCTGCGCGGCGGCGTTCTCGGCCTCACGCTGGTCGCGAAACACGCGGGATAATATCCAACGCCAAAGCACATCCAGCGCGGCACGGTAGAGCTGCTGGAACTCGGTTTCGTCCATGCTTGCAAATGAAATGCTGCGGGGATGCTTACGCAGGGTGCCGTCAGGAAGCTGAATGGTGTCGAAATGTCCGGCCTCGATTGTTACCCAGGCGCGATACGCATCGAAGGATTTGCAGAGGCTGATGCCGTTGGTAATGCGGCGACTGGCCACCTGTTCCAGATATTGCTCAGCGGCATCCATCAGCGCGCTTTCGTTCCCGCCATAGGCGGCAAGGTATCTGGCGTAACCGTTAACCAGCCTGCGTTCGTTGGAAGATATCGCGCCGCCGGTCGGTTCCCAGTACTCGAAACCAAGATTAAGCAGAGCGAAAAACTTACGGTGAAATGCCGGGTTACGTAGCTGGCGAAACTCGGCTTCGAGTACCGCGCCGAGCTTACATTTTGAATGCAGAAAATCACTGGTCTCGGGCGTAGCCGGGATCAGGATTCCTGATGATTGCTTGATTAATTGCAAGTGCGCCATGGTGTTCACTCCGTGGCGCTTTGCTGCTCCGATTCCGCTGTTCAGGCGGTAAGTAGATTATGGCAGTCTCTGCTTGCGAAGGTCAATAAGACCTGCCTCGACAGCCATTTCCAAAAATTCATTCATAGTAAGCAGGTGTTGTTTGTCGCGTACCCTTTCCAGACTGGTAATCCGGCCCTCTTCACAATTCACAACGAACCGCCCTCCCTGTCTGATTATGTCTACCGCTTCGGCGATGTCTAAATCCACAAAATCCCCCTGAGCGACATACAGACGCAATTGTCGAAAATTCAGCAGCCGCGCATGGATGATTTGTGGTTTGGCAAAGGACTGCAGGCTGCAATAAAAAACACTCAGTAGAACCACTCGTCAGCACTTTCCCAGGTTTCCTGCAGAATATTAGCGACCTCGTCTTTATCGCCACCGATAACATTGAGCCCGTCATTTTGTGCCCGACGAATGGTCAGCTTGCACCCTTCGTAGCGCTTGTTTAATCGTTTTAAAAGTTCGTTTTCCAGCGCCGGGATCGCGCCATCAGGCAGTTTTTTTGTACGTTCGATAGTGACTTCAACCTTCATGATCATCCCTCTCATAAAAATACTGTATAAATAAACAGTACACCCATACGGGAGAATGATCAACTCGATAAGCGCACAAATTGCGACACAGGTCGAAGGCTTAAAAAGCTGTAAGCCGTTGAATAAAAATGATACATCGGCATAACTTTAGTTTCTTGTGCGGCTTGCTTCAGGTGTAAGTGGGTGCTGAGGATTTACAGTTTGTTCTGACGTCCGCTTCGTGCCAAGAGCGGAGACTTTGGCATGGGCGACATAGAAATATCGGTATCACTAGACTAATCGTAAAGGTAAACAAAATGAGAGTCAGAAAACGTGAATGTCAGCCTCGCTCATTACCGCCCCGGACCTTGTAGTCATGATACTGTCATCCTGGGTCCGGATTTCAACACTGGACTCTCAGTGAGGATCTTGCGTACAGGATCGAAATTATCTATTTGACAGTATATATACTGCTCTGCCCTTCCTGTCTGTAACCAGTTGAGGTGCTCAACCCGGGCAGCGTCCACACGAATGACATCCCCTTCAAGAAGCTCATTCACGCGCTCAAGCTCTTCAAAAAGATTATGCTCGTTAACCCTGATGTTATTGACAATACAATGCAGAATAATGGCGCGCTCTTGCCTGACTTTTTTTCCCAGGGACGGACAGATCATGGCC